CAACATCCACTCTTATACAGAATAAACGTCACTAAATGTATACAGTATATATGTAGAACATATCCCTATTGGTTTAGACATGGTAATATACGCCTTGGAGTTTATAGACTTCCTGGTCTAGTGGAATTGTTGTTTCAATTCCTCCCATGTCAAAAAGGTGTTATCTTCGACATACAAATGTAGACCGCAAACATCGACAATGCGCTTCATCATAGCTTGCCTATCCTCAAAGTAGGATCGACCATAGAAGAAATATTCTCTATTGGCAGAGCTCATTGTTTCAATTGCATGGGCTTCAGGTGTGATTGTCTTAGATACAACACCAATAGTCAGACTTTTGGTGATAGAATCCTCTTCAAGTGGACATACGTATACACCTAGCTCATCTTCAAAACGCCAAGTGCGCTTGAGAAAAGACACTTCTCCCATGTTAATATATGGGACACTTGGTGCTTCTTTATCTGCCATCGTGTATGTAATTCCAACTGCCGCCAAAGTGCTAGCAATTGAAGTGTGATTGAACCAAGGTGTTCGATCACTCACGCCCATCACATTGTCATCACCATATGTCATAAGTGCTACGTTGTTCTTAAAACTAGCACACTCTTTCATAGGGTTCAACACTGTGTAGCAATAACGCATGTATAGCGCATTAGCTAAACCGTTGATAATCACCGTCAATGGGTGTCCAGATGGGTTAGATCCATAAAATTCCATCAGGTCTCCATTAAAGTCAACCATGGGAAATGCGGTATCTTCCGCTATGCACTGCACAATACGCAACTCACTCTCTGAGTATCCAGCAGCAGCACAGATGTTTCTAATAACATCGTACGCAGCTAGGATCACAGTTGGTGGCATAGTCTTGTCAAATGCGGCATAATCACCAGCAATCATACGCTCACTCCCAAATTGGGTGAGATATGTGTGCAATTCATGCCATTCACTAGACATGGCATTGACGCCTGGTGCGCCTTCCCATGCCGTGCGGTTCTTCTGCAGTAATCGAATCACTGACAAAAGATACTTTCGAACAACAAAACTCCAATCACATGGAGCTCCCGTGAAAACACGAGTCTTGCTCAGTCGAACCTTCTTCTCTGTCACTGCCTCATCCTTAAGATGACCACAAAACACTGGAGCATAACGTTCTCCATTCATGTATTTGGCCAAAATATCTTCAACACGATCCATAATCAATGGATCAAACTTGACGTGATCAACACCACTCTCCAAGTCAGGTGTCAAGAAATACTTCTTGCCCTTCTTGAATGGGCAACCAGCACTAGTGTTGCGATTCATCTTATCGACATATTTCAGACCAGCAACTCCATTGACAACTGTGTTGTTATCATAAACAAACACGTCATCAAGAGCGTCTGATGCGAGATTAGACAAGATATCTTTGGTGTAGTGTTCAACACACTGAGCCAAAATGCCAGTATCTATTCCACACACAGGTTGAACCATGTCTTTAACAGCAGTACGCCAAGGTGCGTACCCTTTCATGACAGGTGCATAGTGTTTGATAGGTATGCCCTCACTCTCCAATGCAGGAGCTATGATACTTGGTGCTACATGGCTCTTAGGAGCTTGCTTGAATCCAGAAAAGGATCCATAGACATTAGCTGTACCAGTCTCTAGGTAACGAGCCACAGATTTGGGGTGCAATTCTTGTAGGTTGCGCTCATACCCTGGAGCACTCAACACTGGTGCATTGCTTTGCACCATTGGTTCCTTGATGCACTTCAATGCATCATTGATGAGTTGTTGTGTCATTGGCAAACTAGCAACGACATCACCACCGCCAACTACATGCATGCCAATGATAACTGGTCCCATAGCTGTGTTCGACACAAGCAATGAACCACAATCACCAATAGCAGTAGGTTCTTCAACTTTACCACTCCATAATGTAGTGGGTAGCACTGTGCCACCAACCTTAATAGATGTGGTGGTTTTAATGTTATGCACATTCTTTGTGTACACACTACCATTGAGATGACGTCCTACATAAGATCCCTTATGAGTACCACCCAAAGTGGTGGTTGGGAACAGTGTAGTAATGTCCTTGCCAGGTGGCAAAAAACGCAACCTAACAAGAGCCATGTCATGTTCAGGAAAACGGTAAATCTCATCTTGTGATAGGGTCACGTTCATGTTTCCATTCACACCCATATGGTTCAAACCAGTAACAATCTCTGCTTGAAGAGTTTGTCCTTCTGGTAGACCATGGTTATTGCAAATGTACACATGCCCACCCAAACAAGTGGCACGCACCATACGTCGCACTTGCTGACCCTCAACAGACCGATGGGTCGTGATATGTACACAATTGCGAGCCAAGGTGCTCACAACATTTGTGAATTCGAGATTGTTCCAAGACAATGATTTGGATGACACATTAAATTGTGTCAATTCAAAATCATCTCGAAACCAAACATTCTCGGGTTCACCTTTTGGTTCAGGTGCCTGGCCCACTGTGGAACTCACACCACCCTGTGTACTCAAGCTAGGTGTCTGAAACAAAGTGACAACTTTACGAATGGCTAAAAAGCCCACTACAGTTGCACTAATACCAGCCAACAGGCGTACACGCCCAATGTCTTTTTCGACTCTATTGCCCAGAACACCCAATTGTGCTCGAATGGCTAGTCGTCTCTCTTCATCAGGGATTGTGCTTGCATATACTGCATCAGCAATACACTGATATTGTAACATGCTTCCTGCTACTCCTCCAAAACGGATAAGCAACTTGATGAAGCATGCTGTCAACAAACAGCGTATCATATCGTACAAATATGCTCCTCCAGTTTTACACTGGTTCACAATATCTGTAGATTGTGCCTCAACTTCCACAGCACACTCACACACTAGTGAGTTGCGCCAACAAGTTTTGCACACAGTGATGTTACTCATGCTCGTGTCACATGTGTCAACAATTTTTTGGATGTTATCGTGCTTGATGGCCTCACGAGAGAACCATGCAAGAAAATCATCCACATTGTCATATGTGTGGACCAATTCTAACTCACCCTGTTGTCTGTTACGTTCGGTGCCTACTGGTACTACACGTTTAATGGTGAAAATCCAGTAATCTGGCCAGTAACCTTCCATCGTAGATACCTTGCCAGAATCCAGCATACACGCATCTTTGGTGTACTCTGGTTTGGGTTTAGCATCAATCACAAACGGAAGACGTCTTTGCACCGCAAGCGGTGTCTGAAAGTAATGGTATGCATTCAAATCTTCGCAGTTTGTAGTGGCAATCACCAACTCAGCTCGCATCGGAGTACGACCTTTATCAGAAATGTCAGCTTGATCAGGAACAAACGGTACGTTGTTCACAACTTGTAACATTTCCATAATGGTCTCATCACCATTACTCGCTTTGTTAGGGTGTTTAAATGCAATGTCATCCAATTGCACGCACCATTGGGAGGAATTAAATCCATCCCAAAAGTTAGCATTGGCATTGCGTGTGAATTTGAATTCACTGCCCAAAGGTAGATCAAAAGTCTTGCCATATTGGTAGAACAACATCTTAGTCAAAGTCGACTTTCCGATGCTAGATCCACCATACAGCA